CGGAGACCCACGCGTTGCCGGAGACCCACGCGTTGCCGGAGACCTGCGCGTTGCCGGAGACCCACGCGTTGCCGGAGACCGAAAGGTTGATCTCGGCTTCAACGTAGCCACCTAGCTGACCGGGCGCGATACCAAATGCTGCGATGGCGACGAGTGCGCGAATACGCTTCACGGTGCGACCCGGCACGATGGTGATCGTGTCGCCGGGAACGAATTCGTACTTGAGGTTTTGCATTGGGTGCTTTCAGTAGCCAAGGATCACGCGAGCCTGCTCGCAGCTGTAGGCGATCTCCTCGAACACCACGAGCGAGCCAGAGGGGTGCAGTTCGGCGCTGCGGATCGCGACTCCGAGATCCGTGACCGTGGCGCGCGGCTGCGGGGTGCCGTCATCGTGGGAGTTGACCCATGCCGCGAGGCGGCAGCGCTGGGGGAGGGGAAGGATTTGCATGGAGGTTCTCCGGTTGCAGGGTGGGGTCAGGCTTGCCGCAGGGCGTAGATAGGCGGATGGGCGCCAGGGTTGCGCCATCCGGGCGATGACCACCCGAAAAGCTGGCGGCTTGGGGTTTCCCAGTCGGTCGAGTTCGGGCGAGCGTTGCGGGGGTGTACGTCGCGCGAGCCTATTGCGGCGAAGAATGCTTCGCGCGAGACGACAGTGAAGCCTGCAGGGGGTGTGAGTGCGGGCTCGGGCATGGGCGTAGGCATGTCGTTTCTCCGGTTGCTGGCCCGGCGCTGCGCCGGGCCGGGTTGATCAGATGGTGAAGGCGAGATCGAAAGCGCGGGTCTTCAGGTCGTCACCCGTGCCGAAGAAAGCGCGGTCGAGACGGTGGCTATCGCTCTTGGCGCCTTGGCGATGGTCAACGTACTCGGTCACCGCGTTGACGAGGCCCCAAGCGGTTCCAGCCGTGCCGAGCAGCGTTCCGCCGATGGCGCTGGACTTGAACAGGTTGAGAATTTCCGCTTCGCCCTTCGGTGCGCGATCCGATTCGATCTCGACGGGGCGCAGGAGCTTGCGGACGAACTCCTCAGCCATCGCGTTTGTCACGCGCTTGGCGGCCAGCTGGCGCGTCAGATCGACAAACGTTGCGAAGTTGTCGGCGCTGTTCAGCATCTGCGCCTTGACGCGATCGGCATTGAACACCGAGCGGTGGCCCACCTTGATGGCGCCTTTCATGTCGCCGCGAGCCATGCTCAGGGTGTTATTGCACACGACACGGATGGTCGTCTCGCGGCACTCGGTAGCCATCGTGCCGTCGCAGCTGGTGGAGAGCAGCAGGTAGCCCCCGATCCGGTCGGCGCCAGTCACGTAGGACTCAGCGACCTTGGCAAGAGCCCAAAACTTCTTGCCGCCGAACAACGTACCGGCCGTGTGGAGGTGATACCCCGCGTTCTCGGTCAGGTCGCGGAAGAACTCGAGCACTGCGCGCGGCTGCACGGTCTTGTACCCGGGCGAGACGAGGCCGAGCGGCGCCTTCGTGTCGCTGCGCAGCAGGACGTGATTGTCATCCCATGTGCGCTGGTCAGTGCCCGCGGCGTCAGCGAAGTAGCGCACCTTGGAGCGCTGGATTTTCCAGTCCATGCCCGCGGCAACGGTCCAGGTGTCGAGATCTGCGCCTTGGTCGAGTTGCTGCCCGAGGCCGTGCCAAGGGGTTTCGCCGACGAAAGCCATTTCGGTCTTGCCGTTAGCGCGGGTGGTGAGTTCGTGTGCCATGAGTGAGATGTCCTAAAGAGGTGGTTGAGGTGAGGTGAGGGAGGGGATCAGGTCTTGGAGAAGGTGACGACGCCGTAGGTCTTCATCGCTTCGTCACGTGCTTGCGCTTGCTTTTCGAAGCGGTCGACACGGCCAGTGTTGTGAAGCAGACACCACGGCTCCTCTGGCACGTAGGCGTCAGCCGCTTTCGGGGGCAGCGCGATCATTGCGACGTGTTGCTTGTTGACGTAGACGTGAAGGGTAGAAGCCATGTCGTTTCTCCGGGGTGGTTTGCTGTATCACCCGATACAACATGGCTAGACTTTAGCTTAGAAAAATCTGGCGCGCAAGCCTTTTGCAAAACTTCCCAACGATTGAGAAGTTATAGAAAGTCGGTTTGATATGCGCTGTCTAGGTTTGCGCATGTTAAAAAGTGCGCGATAATCGCGCACATCATCGCAATTCGGCGCATTTGCGCGATAATCGCGCGCATGGCAAAGCTCTACCCAGCTGAAAGCACAGATTCCGACTCGACGGTTGGCGGATTCATCGTGTTGTTCCCGGGTGGTGCATGCAAGAGCGTTGCGTGGCGATCGGAAGCACCGATCCAGGACACGCTTGCAGCTGCGAAGGAGTACGCAACGAAGCTCGTGCAAGCGATGCTTGACGAGCAGCGGATTGACGATCTCGACCGAACGAACATGCCTTCACTTGTGGCCGCGATTCAGAAGCTGATCAGCGACTGGAACGAGAAGCGGCGAAGGGCCTTGTATGCCTCGCCTATCCAATGAGCGCCTCGAGCGCTTTTGCCGTGTCTACGCCCGCAAATTCGATCGAGTCGAAGCGGCTGATGTGGCCGGATACACCTACGGCACGGCCGGCGTGCTCTGCACTCGTGTTGAGGTGCAAGAACGCGTCAAGGAGTTGACAGAGAACATGCTCAAAGCCGCCGACATCACAGCGCAGCGCGTCATGCTCGAGCTAGGCCGCGTGGCCTTCGCCGACATCCGCAAGGTGTTCAATCCTGACGGGTCGTTGATCCCGATTCACGAGCTGGACGACGATGCCGCAGCAAGCATCGCAGGCATCGAGCACGAGACGCACAGCCAAGTGAAGAAAGAACTCGTCATGAACCTCGAGACGGGCGAGCTCGAGCCACAAGCCGTGGTCACGCAGGTACGCACAGCGAAGATCAAGCGGTTCAACAAGGATGCCGCACTCGGCACACTGGCGAAGCATTTCAAGATCGTGGGCGACGAGGGCGACGGCGTGAATGCGCTTGCTTCGGCGCTTGCGGATAGACTCAAGGTCGCACGCACTCGTGTGATTGAGAACGATGGAGGCGACCTAGCATGAAAGCCGACCCGACGAGCACCTTCCCCGGTGCATTCCTGAACGATGCCAACGCGCAGCGGTTCCGCAATCAGGCCACAGGCGTGAGTCCGTGTCTGAGCGAGAGCGAGGCGCAGGGCGCACGTCGCAGCAAACAGGTGATCGACTGCGCGCCGCCCGCACAGCTGCGCGTCAAGGATCGCAGCTACCCGCAGCCCTCGCCGGTCGTTGACCCGCTCACGGGCAAGCTCTATGACCGTGCCACGGGCAAGCCGTACAAGGCAGAGGGCGCCGGTGTCTACGGTGCAAGCACGCCGGGGTTGTGGGCGCGCTGACCTATGGCCCGTGGCCTAGCGAACGGGCCCGGCATGGGCATGCGCATCCCGGTGCGTATGTCCACGATAGCGAGCGAAGCCATCAAAGGCACCGCGCTTGATGACCTCTTCGACGATCTCGCACGCTTCAGCCTAGACCCGCTCGGGTTCGTGCTGTGGGCCTTCCCTTGGTCCGAGCCCTTCACGCCGCTGGAGGACGAGCCCGGCCCCGAGCAGTGGCAGATCGAGCAGCTCGAGCGCATCGGGCAGCGGTTGCGTGAGGGCATCGACCCGGCAACCGCGCTATTCGACGCGCTGCCGATCGAAGAGGACATCAGCAGTGGTCACGGCGTGGGCAAGTCCGCGATCGTGTCTTGGCTGATCCTGTGGGCGATCTCGACCCACGAGGACACACGCGGGGTTGTCACTGCCAACACCGACACCCAGCTGCGCACGAAGACGTGGGCCGAACTGTCGAAGTGGTACAGCCTGTTCATCGGGAAAGGCCTGTTCACCTTCACCGCGACCTCGATCTACATCGCGAACGATCCGGTGCGCGAGAAGGCGTGGCGTATCGATGCCGTGCCGTGGAGCGCGAACAACACCGAGGCATTCGCCGGCCTTCACAACAAAGGCAAGCGGCTGATCGTCATCTTCGACGAGGCGTCGACCATTGAAGACCCTGTGTGGGACGTGACGCGCGGCGCGCTCACCGACGCGAACACGCAAATAATTTGGTGCCGGTACGGCAACCCGACGCGCACCTCGGGGGAGTTCTTCAAGCAGTGCTCAACCCCGAAGCGCAACCACTACACCCGGGTGGACAGCCGCAACGTGCGCCTATCGAACAAGGCGCAGATCAAGGCATGGGTCGAAGAGTACGGCGACGATTCGGACTTCGTACGCGTCCGCGTGAAGGGTATGTTCCCGCGCGCCGGGTATGCGAACTTCATCAGCCCGGGCATGGTCACCGAGGCACGGCGCCGTCGCCTCTCACCGCTGGTGTACCAAGCCAGCCCGAAGATCCTCGCGTGTGACCCGGCCCGGTTCGGCGACGACTTCACGGTCATCACCTTGCGCCAAGGACTGAAAGTCCATTGGCAGGTCAAGATGAGCGGCTTCGACGGCAACGACGTGGCCGGGCGGCTGTACGAGATGCTCACGGGCGACCTCGCCAAGCCGCGCCACGAGCGGCACGACGCCTCGGGCAGCATCTGTATTGCCTATGACGCCAACGGCAACGGCGCCGACCTCGACACCGCGCTGCGCGGCATGATCAAGGCCGGGCGCCTCTCCACGCCGCTCGTACCCGTCATGTGGGGTGTGCCGGCGAAGGATCAGAAGCAGTACTTCAACCAGCGGTCCGAGGCTTGGGGGAAGATGCGCGAGTTCCTCGAGGCCGGGCAGATCCCCGACGATGACGAGCTTGCGGATCAACTCACCTCACTGGACTACGGATACGACGCGCTATTCCGCATCCAGCTTCAAAGCAAGAAGGACATGAAGAAAAACGGGGGCAAGTCACCGGACTGCGCCGACTCGCTCGCGATCTCATTCGTGCCCGAGCTGATCGACCGCAAGGTAGTGACGGCGAAGGCCAAGCGCGTGGAAAAACGCAGGGTGGTCTGGACGCGATGACGAACGAAGAGGTGTACGACTTCTGGCAGGCAGCGAAGAAGATCAACCCCAAGATCACGCTGGCGCAGGCCGCAGCAATGGCCCGGCGCCTGCTCGCCGCCAAGCGTCGGCGTGAGCGGCACGGCCCGACGCAGTAGCGCACTCGCCACACGCCGCGTCATAATCCGCGCATTCAGCGCAACCGGCCCCGTGCCATGCGTCACCCCATCTAGGTGATCCACGCATGCCGCAGCAGAGCCTCGCCGCCCCGACTTCCCCCAGCGCAACCCAGGCCCCCACAGGCCGCGGATACCCGATGGTCCGCGCGCTGGGGCTGCAGCAGCTCCTGCAGCGCGACGCCGAGCAGGCACCCGAGGCGACCGCGCTGGACGACACCGCGACGTACTCGGCGCTTGCCAGCCACGTTCGCGCCGCGTGGGGTCGCAACAAGCTCGCCAAGACGAAGGTCGACATCAAGCTGCTCCAGTGCCTGCGGGCACGCCGCGGCCTCTACAGCCCGGCCGAGATCGCCGCGCTGCAAAATCAGGGTGGCGGGATGAACATCGTGTGGGCGGATCTCACGGAAACCAAGTGTCGCGCCGCGTCCGCATGGATTCGCGAGATCGTGCTACCCGTCGGTGAGCAGCCGTGGGGCGTCGACCCGACCCCGATTCCCGAGCTGCCGAAGGAGCTGCAGAAGGGCATCGTCACCAAGGCGATCCAGCAGGCGCAGCAGACGATGCAGCAGATCGCGCAGCAGGGCGGGGGCACGCTCACGAAGGATGAGTTCCGCACGCTGGCCGCGCAGATCGGCGACAAGCTGCGCGACGACACCGAGGCGCAGCTCACGAAGGCGGCGAAGAAGCGCGCGCTGCGCATGGAGCGGCAGATTGCCGACCGGCTCGCGCAGGGCGACTACGAGACCGCGATGGACGCGTTCGTTGAGGACTTCGTGACCTACCCGGCCGCGGTGCTCAAGGGGCCGATCTACAAGCGCCACAAGACGCTCGAGTGGGCCGCAGGCTACACGCCGATGGTGGCGAACAACCCCGCGCAGTCGTGGGAGCGGGTCTCGCCCTTCGACTGCTACCCGGCGCCATCGGCGCGCAGCCCGCAGCAAGGCGACTTCATCGAACGCATGCGGTTTCGCCGCGAAGAGCTGTACGACCTCAAGGGCTTGCCCGACTACAAGGACGAGCAGATCGACCTCGCGCTGCGCGACTACTCGGGCGGACACCTCGAGGGCTGGCTCTGGACCGAGGCAGAGCGCCAACGGCTCGAGCAGGAGACGCTCTACATGTGGCTCTCGCCCCCGGGCGTGATCGACGCGCTGAACTTTTGGGGTTCGGTGCCCGGCTGGAAGCTACTCTCGTGGGGCGTCACAGGCAAGAACGGCGCGACGATTGAGGAGACCAAGGACTACGAGTGCAATGTGGTCATCTGCGGACGCTACATCCTGTACGCCTCGATGAACCCCGACCCGCTCGACCAGCGCCCATACCGCAAGGCGTGCTATGACGAGGTGCCGGGCGCGTTCTGGGGCCGCTCGATCCCCGACCTCGCCAGCACCAGCCAGAAGATGTGCAACGGCATCGCGTGCGCGCTTGCCGACAATCTCTCGATGGCTTCCGGCCCGATGGTGTGGGTGCACGCCGACCGCTTCGCCGACGGCGAAGACACGCAGTCCATCTACCCGTGGCGCTTGTGGCAGATGAAGAGCGACCCGACGCAGGGCGTGAACCCCGGCATCGGCTTCTTTCAGGCCGACGACCGCAGCGGCCCGCTCATGGCGACCTACGAGAAGTGGGAGATCCGCGCCGACGACGCCACCGGCATCCCGCGCTACACCTACGGCAACGAGCGCGCAGGCGGCAGCGCCGACACGGCGACGGGGCTCTCCATGCTCATGAACAACGCGGCCAAGGGGCTGCGCCGCGCGATCTCGAACATCGACCTGCATGTGATCAGCCCGACCATCGGGCAGTGCTTCGTGAATGAGATGCTGTACAACCCGGATCACTCGATCAAGGGCGACTGCATCGTGGTGCCGCGTGGCGCCGCGGCGATTCTCATCAAGGAGTCGGCACAGCAGCGCCGCACGCAGTTCCTGCAGATGACCACCGGCAACCCGATGATCGCGCAGCTGCTCGGCCCGAAGTACATCATGAACCTCGTGCGCGAGGTGGCCGTGTCGATGGAGCTCCCGAGCGAAGTCGTGCCGAGCGAGGACGAGGTGGACGCGCAAGTGCAGCAGCAACAGCAGGCCGCGGCGGCGCAGGCGCAGGCGATGCAGCAGGCCGAAGTTGCGAAGGAGAATGCCATCGGCCAGCGCGAGCAGCAGTCGGAGAACGCGCGGATCATCGGCAAC